AATGCACCACGAGGACGCAGAGTAGAGAAGTCGTAACCAATACCACCACCTAGTCGCATTGTTTCTGCTGCACGTCTTGCAGCTTCCATGATACCATCCATACTATCTTCAATAGTAACAGAGACAAAGCAGTTGTAAGGAGTCACACGTCTTGGTGCTCCCATAGCAGACTGCACCCTACCTGCCGGGAGAAATCGTTGGTTGTATAGTATGTCTCTGAACTTTGAGAAATGTTCTTCATCATCCTTTAATGCTTCAGCTACACGAGTCATTGCTTCTTTAAATGATTCGCCTTTGCTTCGATACTTCATTGAGTGTATCTCTTCTGAGATTGGCTGCGTTGGTCCGTACTCTATTTCTGTGTTGGGTATATTCATCTGTAATCTCCTGATCCTTTTATTTTACCACGTTTTTCTCTGCTATCTAGCTTCTTCATATTCTCTTTTACTACATCATCAAGGTTTATTCCTAAAAGATTCAGGATAGCTATGAAGTAAAAGAACATATCCCCTGCCTCTAGTGTAACACTATGCTTATCTAAAGGTGTATCATCTCTTTTGTGCTTCTTTAACTTTTCAAAGAACTCTCCTGTTTCTCCTATCAAACCCATTGTATTTTCTAGGAATCTTTTATCACCAGAGGTAATCATTTTATTTTCTACCCACTCAGCATAATCTTCTAGCTTAACTGGTTCTAATGTTTGAAAGGCTTCAAAGTACCCCATATCCTCTAGATCTTTTCCTGTTAACATTACTTCTCCTTTACTTCTATCTCTTCTATTTCCATATCATCTATATCATAGATAGTATCCTCTATGACTTCTTTTAAACCTATCGTTGCACCACTGATATCTGAAGCTATGAAGTTAGCATCAGGGTCTAGCTTAACTAGCATTGTTACTTCAAACAACAAAGATGAAACTCCAAGTTATAATTAAATTTTTAATACGGTCAAGAATTATTCTTTAATCCATTCATCAGGAATGTCTTTATCTGCAAACTTGAAACCATACCTATTACACCAATCTCCATAGGAGGACTTAGCTCCTTTATAAAGTTTGGCTCTACTGTTCTGAAAAACAAAACGAATATCTAGTTCAGGGAATTGTCTAGCTATCTCTTTGTGCTTACGCCTGTCGGGTGCTACAAATCGTCCTTTAGCTTCAATGATTATTCCGTTGTCCAACACAAAGTCAGGAGTGTAAGTCCTAGTCTTTATGTCAATCCACTTTATCTTTTCTTTCTCGTAAGTGAACTTAACTTTTTTCTTTTTTAATTCTTTAGCAAGATCATCCTCAAATCCAGAACGGTATCCTGCTTTGAGGGCTGATGTTCTAAATCTTTTTCTGTTCACTACAACCACTCAGGTTTTTGTATCACTGTGTAGTCACCCCAACCTGTGCTGTAATCAGATTCTTTCTCTGCCTTTGCGATAGTAGCTAAAGTTTTGTGTAGTTTTTTCATACCCCAATGCATAACATCTTGTCCCATCTCATGTATATGTGAGATGTATGGAGCAGATTTTTCACAAGCAATAAAAGAAAATTTATCTACTTCATAACCTGCTAACTTACATGTGTATACATAGTGAGCACCCTGCAACAAGTATCCATACTTGAGACACTCTTTCATAAAACCTTTTGGACTAGCATCCTGTGTTGTCTTTACATCAAAGACTGTATGCTCTGCTTCAATCAATAAGTCTGGGCGAGTTTTCAAAGTTAAACCTGAGATAGGATCTTCCACAAAAATACTTATCTCGTTTAATCTATCAGGATGATTTAAGTAGGACGAACAAATAGGATTGTTTAGAGCACCCCTCGTTATACAGTTGGCTACGTTAAACTCTACCTCAGTAAGTAAGATCTGATCTTCACCAAGGTTCTCTTTCATCTCTTTGAACGCAAGACTTGATTTAGTCTTAGGACCTTTGACTACTAGGTTACGTTCTCTCTCTAGTAGGTTAGCATGGACAGCACTACCCATAGCAAAAGCAGGGTTGTTTGAGTTACGTTTCTCACCCTTCCAATGTGCCAATGACTTTTTATATACAGACTTTACAGCACTAGAAGATATACCACCTCTTGAGTGATACTCTTCATTAGACATGTCTGATAGTATTTCTATTTTATAGGACATTTGTTTTCCTTATGAATAGCCCCACCCAAGGAATAGGAGGAAAGGTGGGGCTACTGTTATTCTAGGTATTAAGAAAGGGAGAAACCTAGAATGGTATGGAGTCAGCTTCAACTTCTTTGGGAGGTGATTTAGTTGAGGCTTGACCCCCTGAGAGGTCTTCAAACATAGAAGATGATTGGGAGGAATTACCTTCTGATTCGTAGACCACATGCTCCGTAATCTGTACACCTTGTAGTCGTGTACCATTACGAGGTTTAGAGTCAAAGACAGCTAACTTAACTCTGCCTTTACTTCCGTTACCTATGAGTCCATTACCTTCAAGACTCCAAGGTTTACCAGAAATGTCTGCAACGATAGGAGGACCACCCATCCAATCTTCACGTCCTTTGTGTGGGCGTGAGAATGTGATCTGATTTCCACCGTCTACCTTCTTACTTTCTTTTGCACTCCCTGCATCTTTAAGTATCTTAAGGTTTGCATCGTTCATTGTAACGGTTATCTTATATGCACCGTCAGTTTCCTCATGGAACTGTGCTCGATCTCTGTTCTGTTCAAACAGTTTAGCCCAATCCAAAGTCCCTTCAATTATAATATCTCTTGTAGCCATTACAGCCTCCTTTACTTTGTGTTAATTTACTTATTACTAATTACACTGTATGTCAATGGGTTTCAGCCCAATTTTTTCCTACGTCATATGAGCCTGGAGTTGGTATCTTAAATCCTAGTTCTACCCCTGTCTCTAACATACAGTCTGCTTGTATCTTACCAAGTAGTTCTGCTTCTTCTTTAGTTCCTATCACCTCTACTTGGTACTCGTCATGTATAAAGCCAACCATCTTAAACCTAAGTCCTTCTTTCCTAGCCTTATCATGCCACTTGAGTAAGCTATGTTTCATCAGACAGGACTCACCGTTCTGTAGTATACCTGCTAATGTTTTGTGTGCATTGGGTACTGGAACTTTACGTCCATCGTAACCCTTGAACCAACCTTCATCAGCAACTTTAGGAACGTAGATGTTCTTTAAGTCTGACAAACCATCAATGCTTTGCTCAAATCTAGAACGTGCATCAACAGCTTCTTTAGAACTTACGTTAAGTATCTGTGCTGTTTTAGCAACCCCTGCTCCAAGCAGCCAAGCATATATAAAAGTCTTTGCCATATCTCTTGTACCATTTGGTACGGCTAAAGCTTTCTTATTTAAGTTATGAATATCTGTTTCGTCTTCTTTCTTTCCTTCCATTATAGCTATAGCATACTGTTCAGCATCATACTTTCTCCAAAGATAGTCAGCTAATACTCTAAGTTGGATACCGTCTGCATCAGTACCAACCAACCATGATCCTGATGGAACTGTCCAACAAGATCTGAGGTGCACGTCAAATTGTTTCTTTACTTCTTCAACAGGTGTCTTTGCAGACCCATGAAAAGGTGAGGAAATGTTAGCAGTGTTAGGTTCTTTATGAGAGCACCTACCTGTCCATGCTCCTATGTTATTAATACTGCCATGAATCCTTGAGTTATCTTTACACTGCCCTATCCACTCCACTAGTGATGAACGCCTACCTTCAAGTGTCAACCACTGGGCTAAAGCTTTTGCTCCTGTGGGTGCTGTCTCAGGAAGTGTGTTGAGGTTTGCCTCTGATACAGTGTATCCGTAGTGATCAAGGTGTTCCTTCTTATCATTGTAGAATTGCTCGTCCATAAAGGCTACGGACTTACCATATGGATCACCTATCTTCTTACGAGAGAAAGCTAGTGCTGTCTTTGTTCTATCAACAGGATTCCATTTTGCTTCCCAAAGAACATCTATTCTATCCTTTGAAGATCCAGGATTAAAGGTTGAGTAATCAAAGCAAACAAGATCTTCACCGTCTACTGTGGTGAGTGCATACTTTTCTTTTGCTTTTGTTACCGTAGCCATCTCAGCACCGTCTTGTTTGAGTCGGTACTTGATCCTGTTCACCTCTGTTAGTTTAGGTGGGAAGTCTATCTCAAACTGAGATTCAAGATCAGACATTTTTGTTTTGACTGAGTTGAGTAAGAACTCTGCTTTAGTTTTATCAAAGAAGAAACCAAAGTATTTTGTCCTTACCAACTCTATTTGTAGATCGTGCTCAACTCTTAAAGATCTACGCCAATCAGCATTCCAAATAGTATCATGGAAATGGTCATACAAAGAGCTTGTAACCTCGATATCTTGATACCAGTATTCAACCATGTCATTACTGAACTCATTAAAGTCATAGAAATCTCCTTTATGTTTATTTAATCTTATACCCCAAGCCTGTAAACTATGGGGAGACTTAGCCCCTTTTGGTATAGGTACGTCATAGTTTAATAGTCTACTTACTACAAGAGTATCTATTATTTTCTTTGGATCTATTAGTCTTGGCTTCAAAAGTTTGTTAAGCATTGGTGCATCAAACTGTATGAAGTTGTGTCCAATAATTAAGTCTGTTGATTCGTACCACTTGATAGCTTCTGACCGGGCTACTTCATCCTCGTGGCAGTTATCAAACCTATACTCTTCACCTGTGGTTAGGTCACGTCCACCACATATCCAAAGTTTGTTACTGTTATCAAGACCGTTTGTTTCAATGTCACTTACAACAATCTTCATCCTTCAAAGACCACCTCTTCAAGGACAGTTGTCTCTGAATCATAGAAGACTGACCCTGCCCTACCAAGTTTGGCAAACGGTCTGTTCTTATCAACATAGAAGTGAGTCGTGTTTCTCTCTGTATCATCCGTTGATTCAGTATCACGAGTCAACTTCACACAGATGATTGCTTCTTCTTCAAGGGATGCAGCATACTTGGTACGTCCATCATCATTGACCTGTGATATAAATACCACACCTATGTTTAATTCTTTAGCAAGCTGTGCCATTCTTGATCCAAGAGTAGTCAGTGTACTCGTTGCACCCTCAACTCCTGATTGAGATAGATAAGCAAGTCTTTGTACGTGGTCAATGAAAACAAACTCTGCTCCGTATATAGTTGCCGCCATACGTACATAGTCTAGTAGTTGAAGAGGATCATCGTGAGACTGCATCTCAAAGATAACTGTGTTCTCTCCCCCTGCAATCTTTTGAGCAGCTTGAATGACTTTCTCTTCACTAAATCCTGTAGCTATTGCATCCTCTTTGGTTCGTACATTCCAACCAAGTTCGTAGGTTGCCATTGCTCTATAGGTAGTGGACTTCATCTCTTCCATATGTAGCAGAGCAATACGAGTATCCTGTCTGAGTAGACCTATCTCAAAGTATCTGACTAGCTCAGTCTTACCTTGACCTCTAAGTGCTTTGATAAAAGTAAGACCGCCTTTAACAAGACCACGTATCTTATCATCAAGAGCAGCATGACCTGTCGGTACGTACTCATAAGGATTCTCAGTAGAGATTGCTTTCTCTACCTCAACATCACCAACAAAGAAGTTGTCAGGGCTGAATCTTTGAGGACGTAAAGCAGACCACTTAAGCTTATCTCCTGCACCGTTAGTCAGGAAATCATTAGCATCTTTGTAAGTATTGAGGGGGACATAATAGAACTTCTCAGGAAACATACTATACAGTTTCTCTGCTGCAGCTTTACCTGCTGAGTCTAACTCACCGCCATAAACTATTTCGTCAAACGAATTGAGGTACTCATGAGTGTTCTTTAAAAACTTCTCAGATAGAGAAGAGCTAGGTAAAGACTTAACTGGGTAAGACTTACCTAGTATCTGATACAGTGATGCTGCATCAAACTCACCTTCAGTTATATAAATTCTTTTAGAAGATCCTGCATTGAAAGAAGGTCCGAACAAATCATTCAGACTTCCCCTATCTTTTAACCAAAACTTTTTCTCGTCATAGCCTCGATACTTTACATTGTCACTATACTTGAATGCGTATCTGACAGGCACATCATTCTCTCCTAGCTGTAGCTGTATGTTGTACAGCTTTGCTACGTCTGGATCTAAACCCCTGATGTCTGAGAATGTAGTTCCTTTTACTGTTACTTTCTTTATGTCAGTGTTAAATGGTTTTGTTGGGTAGGTTTCTTTCACCCAATCAAATACTTTTTCTGAGGAAGGATAGCCTCGTTTACATTTGAAACAATATCCTGTCTTCTCTAGAATGTTATAGGAGAACTCGTCTTTACCACCGCATGATTCAAATGGGCAAGGCTGATGGCTTATCTCATTGCTCTCGTTTACCACTCCCTTTACTGATCCTTTCATTTACCGTATCCCTTTCTTTTGATCTTCTCTTTTCATCATCGTCTAAAGGACGTATCTCTTTAGATATTCCTTTGCGTCTGTCAATATACCACTCCTTTGGTTTATTACAATAGTCTTCAGTCATGACTTGTATAAATCTTTCTTGCTTTTGGTGGAAAGGTTTCTTGATTCCATCCATTTCTTACTTGCTCTGCTGCCCAGGAGTAAGTGATAGACCAATACCTTGAAGCCTCTGCTACACTAATAAAGTCTTTACCATAGAGTCTGCATTCTTTCTGCTTTTGTTTCTGTGTTGGTTCATACTGAATACGAATGTGTGATGGTTTATCTTTTGGTTGCATCACTCGTTGCCTATATTCTTTGGTGCATAGACTTCACCATTGTATTGGCTACCAGTCTCAGTGTCTGCTCCAAAGTTACACCATGCTAAGATAACTAGGATTGCCATGATCCAGTAGAATGAAACCTTACACCACTTGATAAACCCTTCAAATGTTTTCTTTGCTTCTATCTCTGCTGCTTGACTTGGTGTCATTGTAGTTTCTCCTTTCTGACTTCCTCTACACCTACTGCATAGTACTGACCTGTCTCAAACATATCTAAGATAATTCTTTTGTCTTTTGCCCTCATGTAAAAACTTACATGACTATTGTCATCTCTGTTCTTTTTTATTTTAACTAGGTATCTCTTCATTGCTGTACCTCCACCTCTAGACAAGCCACTGTCTCTGACTTGTGTGTTATCATCTTGGCTGCTTTACTTAATTCAATCTGGCACTCTTCCAATGTGGCATAGTTACCTAACTGGTAGTGCTCCACTGTCTGTGTGCTGAACAACTGCATCCACACTAATACAAACATCATTTACTCTCTCCTATTTTATCAAGCTTATCTTGTAAACGTATTAACCTTTTCTCTAGAGTAACAATCCTATTTGCTAATTCTATTTTTGCTTTTGTGTCATAATAATATTCTACTTTATCTTCGTCACTCCACCAAGGACTATATGCCATCTCCTGTCTCCTTAAAATAATCTCAGTTGAACTGGTGCTTGATACACCTGCTCAAGTCTTGGATGTAACACTTCACTAAACTCAATGTCACAAAAGTTACCACAGTCAGGCATAATCATTTTCTGATTACGTCCTTCATCAGGGTGTAGTTCATCCAAGAAAACATTTCTAATACAACTGTTGCCTACTTCTCTTTCAGCTTCAGCCATCTTTTTAAAAATTTCTGGAAAGTCTTTTCGTATTTTATTCCAGTAACCTTTACCACCTTTGACACAGCCAATACAGTTATTGTTACCATACCCTAGCTTGTACATCTCAGGACGTTTGATCCCTTGCCTCTCTAAATAGAACAGACACTCAGGTTTATTCATCTTCTGTTCAATTAAAGGGAACAAAGGTTTCGCAGCAGGATACTGTTCTTGAAAACGTATGGCTCTGTTTACTTCTTTCTTTGTGTACTCAAAGCCAAACACTTGAGCACTATACTTCTGCTCACGTTCAATCTTTTGACGGACTTTCTTTTTAAGAACAAGAGTACATCTTGCTCCCCCCGGTCCGTTCACATACTTGTCTTTGAGGATAACATCAAACTGATCTTTGTATTTTTCTGGTGCTCTGTCTACAGTAATCTCTTTACCGTACCACTCTTCACACTCTTCTTTGAACCTGTCATTATCTGGATGTGCACTATCAATAGCAAAGTAGATAGGTTCTACATTCTCTTTACCGAACTCGTCCATAGCTAACTTAGTTGCTACTGCACTAGTTACCCCTGCACTCCACCAAGAAATAATTTTCAAGTCATGACTCCTTAAACATAACTGTAGTTGTATTCAGCATCTAGTGAGTGCCATGCTTGTTCGTATTCGTAATCCCAATTAGTACCACCATCTTCCATCTCTCCTTCTGCTATAATCTTAGCCCAATGATCTAGGCTAGGCTCGTGGTCAAGTGGCAATTCCTCCTGGAAATATACTGATAAATCTTCACTTACAGTACCGTCTGAATTTAAAACATGGGATACCATACTTCCCCCTTATCTCTCTGTTGTTTAACATCATCTAGTATTCTCTTGAGGTTGTCTGCTTTTTTGTTTTCTCCATCCCATTCGAGGTCACTGATATCCTTCTGTAGATCTATGATATATTGTTGTACAGCAACAACTTTTTCTTCCTCGTATTTTAAATGCCTCACAATTCATTCTCCCTATCCAGTAAGTAACATCATCATGTGGATCATCTATCCAAGTCTTCTCCTTTTCGCATCTCAACAACATAACTCTCCCCATTAAGTTTTGCTATGCCTTGTACTGCACTATCAACTCCCTTCTCAAAACCCTCGTCAAAAGCATCCGATATGTCTTCGTTATCGTGGTACTTTCTATACAAAAATCCTGCTATAAAAGATAGCACAGCTACAAGTACAGTTATCGGTTCTGGTAAAAATACAGTCAATGATAGACCCTTTCTTTTTTATTTTGTTGCCAAGCTAGGTAGTCTTCTTCTAATAGACCGTGATGTTCCATAAACTCTTGCAAATCTAAGACTTGGTACAACAAAGATCTATTACTGTCTACAATCCTGCGTACAGAGGGTTTAGATTTATATAGTTTAAGAACTTCACGCAGCTCAGAATCTGATAGAGTCCAGTACTCGTCTTCGTCTTCCATAATCTTCCTAACTTTAAGTTATACTTTAAGTATTCTAATAAAAGAATAGAAATAAAAGAAATAACTTTAAGTAATACCTATAGTATATACATATAGGTATTGACTCAAAGTTATTTCAAGTAGGTCATACTGTCACACTATGACAGAACGATGATCAACCAAATTAAAATTGATACACCTACAGCTACAAGATCAGTAGCCATGTCTTTCTCCTTCCGAAACTCTACGAGTTGTACTCAAAACGAAACGATAATCAAGAACTAAAAAACTTTTTCTTGGATACGGATACTAAGATCGTTATCAATTTTTCTATTAGCTTTGTTAACTAAGTAGTTGATAACAGTGCAGTATATCTCACCCTTATCTATACCATAACGAGTCATGAAGTCTGTCTTAGTACTACCCTTTGGGGTTTTATAAGAAACTTTTATCTCGTACATTTTATTTTTATTTTGCATTTTAATCTCCAGGTTAATAAAAATATTCTGCGTCAAGCATATAGTCTTGGACTATACTACTTGTCTTCTCAACAGATTTTCTTTCCATCGATGCTGCTAGTAAGGCTAAAGATAAAGATCGCAGCTCTTCATTATCTAATTCTTTATAGAACACACTCTTGAATATTGCTTGGGTTCTAGGGTTCATGTTCTAATCTCCTTTTACCTTCTGCGTAAGTCATCGTCAGTCACCTCTACTACATCCCTCCAATCGTATATGTCTTCCTTTGTTCCTAACCGGGGTTTGAAGTAACCTACATCACCCACCTGACCCAACGCAATCTTTGCTGCATTGGATGCGTCTACTACAGTGTAGTTCAGAAACATAACGGCTTTACCGTTCTTATGATAAGTTAGGGTACGCACGTATTATATCCTCCATTGCTTTGTTAATATATATCAAGCCGTTCAGTGCTTTCTCTTTTTCTTTTCTAGTTTTAAAATTTGATATTGAATCTCGTGTAAGAGCATTGGCAATGTTCATTACGTCCATTACCTTCACTCTGCTGAAAAGTATATCATTCACTTCCATCTCTATCCTCCAATTCTTTTAACTGTTCTTCCCACGCATCTTGCCATACGGCTGCGTGAGCAATCTCTGATGATACCCAACCATGTCGCACACCTGTTCCGTAGGTTTTCTCTAGATCCAGGATGCGGTTCTTGTAATGGTTGACCATCTTCTCTGCTTCTTCTTGGTTTATACTATACATTGCTAATGGCATTGTCATACCTCATGCTTACATCTATTCTCCAACTAAAACCTGTTAGCTTATTGGAGTCAGATAAATTTAATTCTTCGATGTACTCTTCTACTATCTTTGCTACAGTGTCTATCTCAGTACAACCAAAGTCTTCGGCTGCTATCACTATATTTCTAAACTGCATCGTCTTCCAGACCTCCCTTGATTATACTTCTTAGTGCGTGATGCAAAGGTAGATCACCTATCATCACATACTTTTGTTTGCTTTCTGAATACCTTATACGTTGTGCCATCTCTAAGATATCACTAGGTATCCTACGAGTAGAGAGAACATTCTCCATCTCTATTATTTGGTTAAGTGTTATTGTCATTCGGCTTACTCCTTTCTTCCATAATCTCCGAACAAATATCAATTAAGAGTCTCGTTGACTCAGGTGGTATTGTAATCACCTCATTTTGTACATCGTGAGTGAGTATCAGTCTATCGTTATGTAGTAACTCTGCTACCCAACCACCACCTATATCTCTTTCAAATTTTGTACTCATGTTTTGTCTTCCTCCGTTACAAGCTGTGCTTGCTTCATTAAGTTTGCAATTAACTCTACCTTCTCAACATCGTTAGATGTAAAGTTATCTCCGTAAAACCAGTCACCAAAGTCTAGACTGTTCTTACATTCTTCAACAATCCATTCGGCTTGCCAAAGATTTATCTTTAGTTTGTGTGGTGTCTTACTTGTTATCATTAGATTACCTCCTTTAATCCTTGGAATATATGTTTGATTACTGCAACAGTCCAACCATTGCCTAGCATTTTGTACCGTTGTGTGTTGGATACGCCACAGGTATACCCATCAGGTACAGTTTGTAGTCTCTCACATTCAGTCACAGTGAGCTTCCTCCATGTCACCCCTTCATCTAAAGTCAGGTGATTGTTGTGTTCCCATGAGCTAGTGCTGATGGTAGGTGTCTTACCGTCTTGTGCTTTGAGTCCACCTTTGTTGTAGCCTCTAGCTTTCTGTAAGATCAGAGGGTTAGCTAGTACTGAGTCTTTCTGTACGGTAGTCAGACAGTTAGACTTGTTATCTTTCCTCACCTCTAGTCTAGGTTGAAGAGGTATGTCTTTGTTGTAGTCTTGTCTCTTACCTCGTTCGTCCAATCTTCTATTGACTACCCTTGCTCCCTTCACTGCAATTTTAGGTTGAGTGTGTCCACCTGTGGATGCCATGAGTGTAGGTGACTTACCGTCCACATCATAGACTCTCCGTAAATGTTCTCTTGCGTTGATGTCAGCCTCACCAACTAGTTTCAATCCACTGGAGAATACTAGTTGTCTACGGTGTTTCTCAAAGTATGACTTGAGATTGCCGCCTTTGAAATAGTTTGCGTCAAGACAATGTGACTTGTCTCTGTCAACAAAACCTTGTTCAATTATGTCAGACAAGACAACACCTTTGTCTTCGGGCAATCCATCGATGGGTATGTTTGTCCAGTACAACCTACGTCTGTTCTGTGCTGAGACTAGGTTGCTGTTAATCTCAATAGGTTCTACACCTAGATACTCTGTGATAATTGATTGAGATTCTTTGGACATCTTGACATTCTCCATCAAGAAATACTTTGGCTTCAAAGCCTTAAGCAGCCGAACGTATTCAAAGAATAGTTGTGACCTAGGATCTTCAAAGTTAAGTTGCTTACCCGCAAAAGAAAATCCTTGGCAAGGTGAGCCACCAATAAGTAAATCAAT